CTACCAAGAACGTAGCACTTGCTAAGACTGGTGACGCGACTACACGTCAGGTCACAACTGAGCTAACTCTTATTTGTAAGAATGAGAAAGCATCAGGCATGGTCGCTGACTGCTCAACGTCTTAATTTGATTAAGACTCCGGGGGCTTCGGCCCCTTTTTTTGAGGAATTGATATGCATAAGGTAACTATCAGCACGCTGTTTATTGACGGCAAGAAGCATGTCCGAGGCGACATGGTGGATTTAACAGCAGATCAGGCTGCAAAGTACGGTAACAGCGTAGAGCCTTGTGACGCACCTAAGCCTAAAGCGAAGGCAAAGCCAAAAGCTAAGCCAAAAGCAAAGGCGGCACCGCGCAAGAAGAGAGTTTCGAAAAGTGAAGACTAAAGAGAGATTTCACAACAATCACGACGGCACCTTTGTCGTAGAAAAGCAGTACGACAATACGCCCTATTTAGAGCGCACGCAGTTCCTGCGATCTATGGGCGCTGGCAAACTTCCTGATTCATGGTGTGTCGGATCAATCCCTATGCACTTGCTGGCGCAGTGGATGAAGGAAGAAAATGTCGAGTGGACAGACATTGAGGGCCGTAAGAAGCTGATTATGCGCAAGCTTAACGACCCAGATTTTAAGAAGCTGCGGATCGTTGAAGGACGGATCTAAGCGTGTGTTAGAGGCTAAAATCGATGTCCTAAATCGACAGATAGAGGCATTGATGAAAGAGCGAGACGCCTTAACGCGGATGTACATAGGAGATTTTGATGAAATCATTACTGATGCTGAGTACACCGTTATTGATGTTGATAGCCCTCAGCACAAGCTCTCAAGAGCCAATCGTAACCGAATCGACCACAAATAGTACGGTTACTACTAACGGCTCCATGAAGACAAAGGTGGAATCACCACCGCCATCAGCTATTTCCCCTCAAATCATATCCGGCGGTAACTCTGACCTTTGCACGGTCGGCGTGGCCGGGGCTGTGCAAACGCAGATCCTCGGTATCTCAATGGGTACAACGATTACCGAAGAAAACTGCGTCACCTTAAAGCGTGCCAAGACCTTGTACGATATGGGGATGAAGGTGGCAGCGGTCTCAGTAATGTGTGCCGGGTCCGAGCAGGTCTTCGATGCCATGATGAACGCAGGTACGCCATGCCCGTATAACGGGATGATAGGCGATGCTGCAAAGGAGGCGTGGGAGGCAGATCAGCTTACTGCCGACGTCACTATGGTTAGCGAAAAAACTGGAGAAGCAAATGACGATACCGCAAAAGGTGCCGGCGCTGTTGCTGGCGTTCTGGGCCTCTTACTCCTGCTCTGAGACCATTTATGGCATAACAACCAATGCGGCGTTTACGGGCCTCAATTGGACTATGAGCAACATTCTGCCTGATCAGGCGGGATTGCAGGTGACCGGTGTCGTTTACCAGTACACAGCAATTAAAGACCCAGAAGACGATATGATCGTGTACGTGCAGAATCAAAACGCACAATCTGACGGCTATATCTTCCGCGAGACAGACGATTGGTCAGGCCTCCCCGGCAATACGATCAACAAACTGATACCGGTCGGTGACATCCCTATACAGATGTGGGGCGATGGCTCTATAGATGTTGAGGGCCAAGGTCAGGTCACTGAACCTAACGTGGTCTACACCTACAAGTACGACCCATGCTTTGATCCGCAGAGTGACCCCTCATGCCCGGGCTACATGCCGCCAATCCCAGAGCCGGAAACCATAGATGTTTACGACGCTCTTAATGATCAGGCCGTGCTAGACGCCACAAAAGAAACGGACCCAGACTTGTTCGACCGCGACAACAAGAATAGGAGAGAAGCAAAAAGAGAGGCCGATGACCGGTTAGAGCAGGGTCTTGCGGCATCCGAGAATGCTCTCAATATTGCAAGCGGCGCTGCGCAAGATTTTATGGTGGCGGCGATGGCTAATGAGATGCGGTTTGACCCGTATTACGCAGCAAAAATTAAAGGTGGCGTTTACCTAGAGTCGGTTACGCTGCCGGTAAAAGATATACCTGATAACCCGCGAGGCTTACGTAACGGCCTTGCGCAACAGCTCCTACACCAACAAATGATTGAATCACAATACAAGTAAGGATGTAACGATGCACAAATTAGCAGTAAGCGCGCTGGCATGTTTAGCATTGCCGGCAATGGGGGAAGAGGCAGTCATTACGGGCAACGTGGAGTCCAAGTGCCAAATTAATACCGATATCAATGGCGTATTCGGCAACCCTACGGCCGGCACTCTCAGCACCCTGCCGGCAGATGGCGGTGTGATGCCCATCATTCGATATGACGTTGCACTGGGAGAGGCTTACACGGCTCGTGTCATTGCCCCTAACAGCTTCAGCACGTCACCCACATTAGACGATATTGTTACGTGGACTGCGGATGTTGAGGTGAGCGAGGTCTCAGACACAGCGATGTCTGACTATGAGACTGACAAAATCCAATACGAGTACACGAGCGAGTTTGACCTGCACACCGCGGGATCTACGTGGTTCAAGGTTACAAGCAAAGCGGAATATGGCTACGGCCGGTCGTTCCCCGGTGGTCAGTATCGTGCAATCGTGATGGCAGAATGTATCGCCAACTAAGAGTGTTTTACAAAACACTAGCGGTAATTCTTGCGTCTGTTGCGACATTTGCGCAGGCGCACGAGATGTTGCCGACCTATCCGCGCCTGAAGCCGTCCTATGTTGACGACATCATGCAGACCAAGATGCGGATGTTTAATAAGCGGCAAGACGTTGAGTGGTATGAGATAGGCGTCTTTGATGCTGAGTGGAATCCAGTGCCATTCGTTACTGGTTATCGCATATTGAAGCTAGAGTACCTGTCGCACGTTACTTTCGACGTGTATATCAGGGAGTCTGACGCAAGGCGCGCGCACTACATTTGCTCGCAATCAAAGTTGCGGCGTGATGACCTTGAAGGCACGTTAATTGCATCGCGAATATGCTCTAAATTTAAGCCGCCACTGCTATGAAGAGAATCGTACTTCTACTGCCTTTTCTGTGTGCCAGCGCTTACGGGCAGAATAACTCGCTAAACCTACAACTACCTAGTGGGCCGACCAGCTATCAGTCGGACAAGTTCCGAGCCGGTGACCTTGATTGCTCTAACGCGATAGGTGGCGGTACGAACTTAGAGTTTGGCGTTACCGGCATCATTAACAATGCTGATGACCCTTTTTCTGGCCGTGATCCTATCAATCCACAACGGAAAGATATCGGCGTCTATGCGCGCATTGTGATCCCTCTGGATGGCCCTGAAGAGCGAATTAACTGCAACACCCTGTACAAGCTAGAGCTGGAGAAAAAACAGCTAGAGGTGCTGAAGCTGCGACGTGAGGTAGAAAACTTACGAAGGATGGCGGCCAGCGAGGGGGAGTTTGAGAATTGAGCGAAGACATCGAAGATCAGGTCAAGATGGTAACCGGGCACGTATCCCGGATGTCTTGGGGTGCTCGCATCGCGGCTTTTGGTGTGGTTAGTAGCTTGTGCGGCACGCTGTATGGTGGCTTCTTGATGTACCAAAAGGTCGAAGAGATTGCGACACTAGATCTCGGGGCGTACCAGCAGCAGATGGAGGTCATGGATACGAAGGTGACCGAGGCGGTGGAGTACAGCCGGGACATTAAAAACGGCTTGCGCGATGATATAATCAGGATCGAACAACAGGCAGATCGCACTGAAGATTTAGTTCGGAGCAACACCAGAGAGCTACGTGACGCAATGGATGCTGTGCAGAAAGACGCGCGAGAGATGATCGACGCCGCAGACGAGCGGTTTGAGACTCGTCGTGAGCAGTTACGTGCGTCACAAGATCAAGATATGAAGGAGCTGGAGGAGCGGTTAGAGGCGCTAGTCCAGAAGGCATTAGATAACCCACTGGCGGATAAGTAATGGACACAGCAGGAGAGGCGTTAAAGCGCATAGAGGTACACCAAGCGGAGTGTGAGGTGCTGCGCAAGTCGATAGATGACAGGTTAGACAGAATAGAAAGACGGCTCGATGACGGTGGGAATCAGTTTAAGCGACTGGAAAGAATGATCTGGGGCAACACGGTTCTTGTGGTTAGCCTACTAAAAGGCATGGAGTATTTAGGATGAAGTTTGGTGCATTAAAAGGCGTTATTGGTTCGTTAGCTCCTACCCTCGGCGCGGCTTTGGGTGGCCCTGTAGGGGGCGCGGCGGCTAATATGATTGCTGAGGTATTGGGTTGCGATCCTGAGCCACAGAAGATCGAGAAGGCCATGCAGAACGCAACGCCTGAGCAACTGGCAGAGATCAAGAAGGCAGAGCTAGACTTTGAGGCCAAGATGAAGGCAATGGATGTCGATATCTTCGCGTTAGAAGCGGCTGACACACAAGACGCTAGGAAGCACTTTGCAAAGGATTGGACGGCCAAGCTGATTGCCTTGGTCATGGTCGGCTTCTTTTGCGGCTACATTGCAATGATTACGATTATGCCTCCTGAGCAGAACTCAATGGAGCTTATTAACCTCGTGCTTGGGTATATGGGCGGCTTGGTTTCTGCGGTGATCAGTTTCTACTTCGGGGCGTCTCAGAAAAATGACTAAAGAAGACTACGATCTCAACAACGACGGCATTATCGACGATGAAGAGCGAGCGATTATGCTGGAAGACAAGCGCCGGGCTATGGAAGATGCCGACGCTAAGAGGGACGCACAGCGCCGTATGGCGTGGTTCTCTCTTATGGGCATGCTGGTATTCCCCTTTGGCGTAGTTCTCACTGAGTGGCTAGGATTGCCCAACGCAAGCACTCTCCTGTCATCTATGTCTAATATCTACTATGTATCTATCGCCGCCATCGTTGCCGCTTACTACGGTTTCAGCAATATGGGCGGTAAGTGAGGAATTATGAGCAAGCTATCTGATCAACTACGAATCCACGAAGGTGTGCGCAAGCACGTATACCTTTGCTCTGCGGGATACGAGACCATTGGTGTAGGCCGTAACATTGCTGACTCTGGCCTTGGCCTGTCTGACGATGAGATCGACTACCTGCTGGAGAATGACATCACGCGATGCCGTAAAGAGCTAGAGACGTACTCTTGGTTCTCTGATCTTGATGAAGTACGCCAAGACGCGCTTATCAATATGTGCTTTAACTTGGGCCTCAGCCGGCTGGCTAACTTCAAGAGCGCCCTATCCTCTATGGCTGTTGGTGCATACGCAGATGCCGCTGAGCATTTTCTGGACTCACGTTGGGCCAGTCAGGTAGGTAACCGGGCGCAAGAAGTAGCCCACATGATCCGCACTGGAGAGTACCCCTAAGTTCCACGTAGAACATTCTCCTGTCGCTTAAGGCGACACACCTAACTAGGTAGCTATCACGCTATCTGTGTCAGATGTTGCAACACACGCTATATGTATGTAGTATCTCTAATGTGCAATTAAGCACATACGGGAGAAGG